TCTAAATCTGCTAAACTACTTAGATCGGTACTATTAATGGTATTGACAAATACACTTTTAATAATATCGCCATTCATCACTGGTCCATACATCCAAGCTTTTAGTGTAAAACTAAATGTATAAGTTACAAATCTTCTAGTCTGAAAATCACCATCATATTCATCGCTCATATTAACTGAATTTAATATAACTGGAATATCAGTCTTTATATTAGAATCTGAAATACTATTAATTGTCATCATTAATTCAGGAGAGAAATATGGAACTATCTGTTCCATAATCTGTAAACCATCTTCAGATGTTTTTGCAAGAGCATATAAACTTATTTCAATATTATATGGAACTGGAGCAAACGTTTTCTTCATCTCATCTCCAGTATAGCATGTTATAAATGTTCCTCTATTAAATTTACGCTGTGCGTCATAACTAAAACCAGTAATTTCAAATGATAATCTTGGTAACACCGTGTATACATGATTTTCAAGAGAAGAATCTTGCTCAATTCTAACTAACCACTTTTCTTTTGGAGCATATGCAATAGGCACTGCAATTGTTTGTTCTGCAGTATTATCTACATTCTGACGTTTAATTTTAATATCACTAAATAAACTACCAAATGCTACTATAGTTTTTCTAGTAATTCCATGATAGAAGATCTCATTGTTTAACATTAGTAGTCACTTATTATGTTAATCCGTTTCCGCTAATAAACCAAGTAGTAGCATCAACTTTAATAGCAGTCGCCATTCCGTATGCAGCAAGACTTCTATCACCTGTAGTTCCCGTACCACTAAGATACATATTATCATTATTTCTAATAGTAACAACATCTGCAGTTGGACCAGCAATAAATTGAATCGTAGTGCCAATTGGATAAGCAACTAAATCATTTGCTGGGATAGTTATAATTTGTGCTGTCTCTGTTACATAGATATGCTTACCAGCATCACTAATTGATAATGTATTGGTAGTGCTAACTGTACTTTGCGGTACACCAATATAACTATCTACATAACTTTTTAATGCATAACTTGATAATGCAGATGAAGTTATATAACCAGAAGGATTAGTTGCATTATAAGGAGTAAATCCTAATGCAGTAGTTACATTAGAAGAAGTAATACTTGTTAAATATGCACTAGTATCAAGTGCCCAAGTATTTGCTGCAGTTTTCTTTAAGAATCCACTAGTTCCAGCTAATGCAGCAATTGCGGTAAGGTCAGCATCAACATAATTATATAATTCTGTAAAATTATCATTTACTTTAGTAAACGCAACTCTTAGTTTATCACCAGTACGATCATTAGTTGCAGATCCTATTGCTATTACTTGTTTTGGCATTTGTTATTTTCCTTTATGCTGCATCGGTCTTAATTGATGAGTCTGAAGTAATTATTGTTGAATCTACAGAGTATGGGAATGATGGCGCAGCATTCCCTTCACCAAATGGATCAGTAATATTAAACACTACATCAAGAGATTCAGTTTTGAATTGATTATTATTACCATATGAATTTGGAACATCAACATCTGCTTCTTTTTCAACATCAAAACTCTTAAGACTTTCAAAAGTATCAATTTCATTGAAACCAGTTTCAATCTTTTCAGAAGCATATTGAAATAGTTCTACTTGCAGACGATATACGTATAATTTCTTAAGTTGATAGAATGGATCTTGATGATCCACAAACTTAATTTCAAATAGACCTTTAGTCAAAGGAAAATAAATTAAATCTCCTTCAGCAGGACGATTTGGAAGGATGATGTCAGAGTGTCTTCCTACAAACTTTTCCCATGTTCTACGAGCAACTGTTAAAGTTGCCGATTGTTCCATCATTAATCCAAACTTCTGAATGAAAGCACCTTGTCCTTGAAATCCATCTACTGTTTCAAGGTACATATCGATAGGATATGCATTTTGAAACTTAGACATACGATCTTCACCTAGAATCTCATCCTTAGCAACTAGTGTTCTTGGAATATAAAACATTTCTTGACCATATATAGAGATTGACTCTATAGTAAGATCTTCTAATAAGTACTGTTCGTTTTTAGTACCGTGAGAAAAATATACATTGCGTGCCATGCTAACCCATGAAGAATTCTAAAGGAGCTGACTTATCACGTAGATCTTCTTCTAGTTTTTCGATTTCTTCTTTAGCTTCCTGATATATTTTATCTCCATCGATAGTTACACCACCTGGAAGTTGCAATCCTTGGAATTTTTTAATATTAGTTCCCCATTGTTTTTTTAGCAATGCAGTTGTATAATGTTTTAGCCATGACTCTCCATACATTCTAGGAGCATTACTTGGATCTAGAACTCTATAACACTCAATGAGAAGATATGATCCTGCTGTTATATTCTCTTCCCATTGCTCTTCAATATAAAGTTTATTAGTCAATCGATTAAAGCGATAAAGTGGATGACCATTTAGTGTTAGATCTAATAATGAAAGATGTGCCATCACTTGAGTATAGTAAATCACAGATGTTGATGTTAGATCGTATAAATCATTTAGTCTTAATTGATATTGAAGATCAAATATAGACTTTGACGTAGAAGTTCCAGAAGCAATTGGGAATACTCGAGATACACCATAGATTAAATCTGGTATAGGAATCCAACGATTTGTAACATCAGTTGGAGTAACCTGATGTTTTAAATACATTTTCTCAGTACCATCAAAGTGATACTGACGAAAATACTCAATGGCTTCATCTACACGATCTTCAACTTGAGAATCATCGATATTAATCTCAACAACTGGTTCGCCTAACTCTCTTAGGCACCATTCGATTAATCCTTGTCTTGATGTTACCGCCATATTATTTTCCTATTATTCTTTTATTTATTTATAAAATACAATAAAACTAGAAGTCAGAACTACTCGGCGCCAGCGATAATGTTAAGATATATTCTAATCAAAAAGTAGAAAGGCACGATGAAAATTACTACCACCAGCACTAGGATCTACTATAGCTACATTGATAGATCCTGATGCAGGACTACCTAATGTTAGTAAAAAAGTTTCCGTGCCTTCTGCAATAACATCTACAGTAGTGGTAAAACTCTGAGTGCCTATATTGTTATTAATTGTAAAATTACCTGTTAAACTAGCATTATTAATATCAGCACTAGATACACCTGTAATGGTATAAGGTACCAAAGTGCCATCAAATACATTTGTAGTAGTAAGGGTAATACCAAAACTACCGCCTTCAGTAACAGTAGTAGTGACATCGGTGCTTAAAGAATATGTGCGAGTTTTAGTATAGTCAATAAGCAATACTGACACATTTGTACCTATAGTATTTAAAGTAAGTACAAAAGTTTCATCACCTTCTGTAATATAATCTGCAGCAACAGTAAATGTTACACTAGCACTATTGTTATTAATTGTAAAATTACCAGTTAAACTATCTCCACTTATATCAGCACTAGATACACCTGTTATTGTGTAGGGCACTGTAGTATTGTTAGCTACATCTGTAGTAGTTAAGGTAACTGCGAAATTACCACCTTCATTGAGACTAGTAGGACTAGCTGCTAAAGCATAAGTAGGATGTAATAAATTATTAATTACAACAGAAATCGCACTGCTTGTGCCATATGTAGGATTTAATGTAAGTGTAAAAGTTTCTTGACCTTCAGTCACATAATCCCAAGTAGTATTAACTACTAAACTAGCACTATTGTTATTAATTGTAAAATTACCAGTTAAACTAGCTCCATTAATATCAGCACTAGATACGCCTGTTATCGTATATGGTACAATTTCACCATTAGGTAAATTCGTAGTTGTTAATGTAATAGTAAAGCTATCTCCTTCAGTTACAGTAGCAGCACTACGTTGTAAACTATAAGTAGGCAGTAATGAAGTATCATTAATAGTAACCGAAATACTTGCAGCACCATTATTTAATGCAAGTGTAAGTGTTTCGCTGCCTTCGGTAAGATAGTCATTTGATATATTTAGCACAACACTCGCAGTGCCATTATTAACTGTAAAATTACCAGTTAAACTAGCACCGCCTATATCTGCACTAGTTGCACCTGTGATAGTGTATGCAGTTGTAGAACCATTTGGTAAATTGGTAGCTAATGTAATTGTAAGAGTAGCTCCTTCATTAACCGAAGCAGTACTACTGGTTAATTGAAAAGTTGCAGGAGCGCTAAAATACCAGCCAGTAGTACCTCCACCATTAATACTATTATTACCGGCGTACCAGCCCCCACCGCCCTTTGCTTCGCAATTGGCTATATTAAGATAATCTCCACTTACTATACTAGAGCTTTCGGTGTTGTAAATTCCCCAGTTACTCCAGTTACCACTTCGTGATCTAATATATCTATAGCCAGAGCTACTTGTACCTATATTGAAAGTAGAACCTTTAATAGGGAACCCATATGCGCTCTGACTAGGTTTATCAAGATAAAAGTTTACACTAGATGTAGTATAGTTGAAATCAATTTGACTAGCTGTAGGTATAGTGACATCAGTATAATAGCCAGCTGTAAGAAATAAAGTACCAACATCAGTATTGCTATCATATCCAATATTATTAACTATTTTACCACCAAAATTGGTATAAAATCCAGCAGATTGATCTCCTTGATTAGTGCTATTAAGTCCATCAAATCTTACAGTACCTGTGGAATCACTAGTCATAGTAAATCCAACAGTGTTAAAACCATAATTAATAGCAGTGGCTCCAGTAAATACCCAAGTGCTGTTGTTTATATTTAATGTGCCAGGACTGCTCCAATTTGAAGAACCTAAAGTTCCACTGACATTAACAGTTACACCTGATGAAGTTGTTACATTGGCTCCAGTATTAATGTTAATATTTTTAAAATTCCAATTATTACTAGCTATATTAGCTTTACCAGTAAAATTTACTGTAGGCCAAGCAAAAGTGGAATCATTACAAGTTATTTGACAGGAATTACTACTATTACCAGTACCTGCTCCTATTATATTTACAGTAAAAGCAGCCGGTGCAGCTAAACCACCAGTGTATACAGTAAATTCAGGACCATTAATAGTCCAAACACTATCAGTTGGTACAGTATAATTATTAATTATAAGGCTGCTTACTTGAAAAGCTGTAGTAGGTGCTAAAGTATATGTGCCAGCGTTTTCTAATAAATTAAAACTGGGTTGATTAGCAGTGCTCCTTGTACTATAACCATGACTAACTGTACCTCCTCTAACGTATACCCAAACTCTATAACCACTAGTTAATGAATCTGTTGCATTAAATGACCAAGTTGTTCCTGTAGTACCATTAATATAAATAGCTGGATTATTAATAGTTGCATAACTACTATTAATAGATTTGTTGGTTGCATTTGTACTTGTACTGCTATATTGTGATTCCACATATAGATAACGACTTCTTATATCTAAAGTTCCACCATTATGAACAAAATTGGTAACTTGAGCATTACCATCATAGCTGTCTGAAAAAACTAAGCTTTGATCATATTTATCGTAACCTAATTGTAGAGTTCCATTAAAAGTAGTGTCTAAAGTAACAGTACCTATTCTAAGACTTGCACTACCATTATACCAACTTGCAAGTGTGCTAAATTTTTGAGTTCTGCCATCATTTGCAAAAAAAGTAATGTTTAATTGTTGCCATTGTGTTCTATTACTAATAATCGGACTTATTCCATTTTCACCGGTTAATAATACATCTCCAGCAACATATATTGTTCTAGCACTAGTATTAGTAAAACAACCACTTCCAGTACCCCAACCAGGATTAAAACCATAGTTATTAGTGGATACTAATTGCCAACCTTGATTACCCAAATTTCTAGCATAAAAAACACCAGTGCCAGCTAGTGCAATAATATTAGTTGTTGACAGAGCTTGTTCATAACCAACACCCCAATAAAAATTAAAACAACCATTTGGTGGAGGTGGAGTAGAAGAGCTTGAATCGGCCTGCCATTGACCTGTACCACTATGCATAAATCCGCACCACATTGTTTGAGCACTAACACCAGTAAGTGCTGTGCCATACTGATAGTTTAAAGCTCCATTACTAAAATTTGTAATATAACTATCAGTTTCAAAAGTGATACCGCGAGTACCACTAATACTTGTAAATGTCCAAGTAATCATTGAGGCTATGGATAAATTAGTTTTTAAAACTAGAGTTCCAGCAGTGTGTGTAACAGTACCGCCTGTATCATTATAATAATTATGCTCGTAATGATAACAATTGTATGTGCCAGTATTATTTAGTGTTGCATTATACCCTCTAAGATTATAGATATGATAAGTGCATGCGCCTCCTAAAGTAACAGTACCATTAGTGTTTATACTAACGGTACCGTTATGATTAGTACCATCGCTGCCTATATAAACTGAAGCACTAGTAGTATAACCTAAAGTTATAGTTGGGGCATTTAAATTATATATGTATTGATTGGCTCCTGAAGAATTACTACTAGTAAATGCGGCTATAGTGCTACCGCCATAATCAACATAAGCACTACCACTAACAGTGCTAGATTGCTGAACTGTTAAATTAGCCATTGAACTACTAGTATACCCAGTAAATTTTTTACAAAAAATTAAAGTATTATTTGTGGTTACAGAAGCGCCATCTACAATAGTAAGATTTCGAAAAGTGGAGACGTTACCACCGAGATTATTTGGCGTGGAAAACCAAAAATTAAATGCAGTATTTGCATTACCACTAGGAGTGCCAATACATACAATTGTGCCACTACTTGGATGTAAAAATCCAGCATTATCAAAAGCACAACTACCAGTTAGACTACTATAATTTACACTTAATGGACCATTATTTAATGTAGTAATATAACTATTATCTTCAAAAGTAAGGGCGCGAACGTTGCCACTAGCACTAGTAAATCCCCATGTAGTTAGTGTAGTACCGGTTTTAATAACTAATGTACCAGTATTATGTGTCACCGTTCCGGCAGTTGGCGGATTGGCGTTGTAATAATTGTGTTCATAATAATAACAATTAAATGTAGCAGTGCCACCTAAGGCTAAATTATACCCTCGCACATTATAAAGATTATGAGTAGCGGTAGTACCACCTAGTGATATTGTACCGTTAGTACTTAATGACATACTAGTACCACCAGTAACACCTAAATTATAAGTACTGCTAGTACCAGTTAATGAAAAACCTACGGCAGTACACTGAGTTATAGTTTGAGTGATACTAGCTATAGCATTAGTATATGCTGCTATAGGATTGCCCGTATAATTAACTGTTCCACCGGTAAGAAATTGAGCTACCGTTAACCCTGTCATTGTGCCACTAGTATATCCTGTAAAGTTTTTACAAATACTTACAGTATTATTAGCGGTTATAACAGTACCATCTAGAATAGTAAGATTTCTGACAGTAGAACCACCAGGAGCACATGTTGTTGAAAGTGTAAGATTAGGTGCTGCATTTTGACTAGTCGGGGTACCTGAAATTGAAACTGTTCCAGTAGATTCGTGTAAAAATCCAGCAGTATCAAAAGCACAACTGAGAGTTAGACTACTATAACTTACACTTAATCCACCAGTATTTAATGTCTTAATATAACTATTATTTTCAAAAGTAAGGGCGCGAACGTTGCCACTAGCACTATTGAAATTCCAAGTACTCAGCGTAACGCCGGTTTTAATAATTAAGGTACCAGTACTATGTGATACCGTTCCGGCAGTAGGTGGGCTACCAGCTGAGGCACTAAGACTATAGTTGTAAAGATTATATGTACTATTAGCAGTACCACCTAAGGTTAGATTATACCCTATAACATTATAAATATTGTGAACAGTAGTAGCATTACCACCTAGTGATATTGTTCCGGTAGAGGCTCCAACCATACTAGTACCACTAGTAACACCTAAATTATAAGTAGTTCCATTACCAGTTAATGAATAAGTTAAAGCAGTACACTGAGTTATAGTTTGAGTAATACTAGCTATAGCATTAGTATATGATGCTATTCTAGTACCAGAATAATTAATTGTTACAGCAACAGTACCAGCTTGAACTATTGCTAACCCTGTCACTGCCCCAGTCGTAGTACCTGTAAAGTCTTTATAGATGGTTACAGTATTATTAGCGGTTATAACAGTACCGTCTAAAATAGTAAGATTTCTGACAGTAGAACCACCAGGAGCGCATGTTGTTGAAAGTGTAAGATTAAATGCTGCATTTTGACTAGCCGGAGTACCTGTAATTGCAGGTACTCCAGTAGATTGGTGTAAAAATCCAGCAGTATCAAAAGCACAACTACTAGTTAGACTACTATAACTTACACTTAATCCACCAGTAGTAATTGTCTTAATATAACTATTATTTTCAAAAGTAAGGGCGCGATTGTTGCCACTAGCACTATTGAAATTCCAAGTAGTCATGGTATAACCAGACTTCATGATTAAAGTGCCATTATTGTGTGATACGGATCCAGCAGTTGCTGGATTAGTAAAACTATTATGTGTGTAATTATAACAACTATATGTACCAGAAGTACTACCTAAGGTCATATTATAACCTCGCACATTATTTAATGTGTAAGGTACAGTACCAGTAGCATTTAATGTTATTGTACCAGCACCAACTATGTTTACAGTTTGTGCATTATCGTCTTTTACGCCAAATATATATGTACAACCTGGACCACTACAAGTTATATTAGTTGCAGCAAGTGAGTTTATAGTATAAGTACAGGTAGTACTAGTTAAACAGTTAAAAATAACGTTGCCAAAGGTACCTACTGTACCCATATTTTGAGTTATAGTTTGACCATTAGTAGTATTATAAAAAGTTGGATTACATCCCGTAAATGTGTAATAAGTAGCTGTAACACCACTAACAGTGCCATATATTGCTATAGCGCTTGCAGTCGTACATGTCCCACTAACTTCAAAATTATTTACACTTCCACTCATAGTCCAGGTAACATTAGTGCCTTCTAGTCTAACATTGGGAGAAGCCGCAGAACCAGCGGCAGTTACCGGATTAGCGGGAAAAGTTATAGTATTTGCACCATTACTAAGTCCGGTAATTACTATTTTACCTGTTCTACTACTAAGAGTACATGAACCTGAATGACCCCAACTACAATTTACTACGGCTCCAGCAGCAGTAATATTAAGATTAGCATTCATTGCCCAAGTTCTAGCAGTTGAGCCATTATTTACACTAGCACAACAGTTAATTGCAATATTTTGTGTAATTATACCACTAGTAAAGGTAAATATAGAAGTAGTAGCAACTCCAGAATTTGTAACATTAACTGCTGAAGTCTGGAAAGTAACTGCACCGGCACCTGTTTTAGCAACAGTTAAAAGTCTTAAACTATTAGTACCAAAATTTGCCGTTGTAGCAGTTGTTCCGGCTATTTGAAAATTACCAGTACCAGTTTGATTGATAGTACCGCCTGTGTTTGAGATATTGCTGTTAAAAGTAATAGAAGCAGTATGAGTAAAAGTAACAGTGCCAGCAGTAACTGTTAAAGGACCATTTACAATTAAACCTGTTCCAGTAATAGTACAATTACCACCAATGTTTAAGTTCCTACATGTTTGACCAGCTAAAGTTACTGATCCACCATTAATAAATATATCGTCACCAACAGCAGGAACTCCTGAAGGAGTCCAATTACCAGCAGTAGCCCAAGTACCAGTGCCTCCATTCCAAGTTTTATTTGCCATTATTAGTACTCATTAAAATCCTGCCGTTTTTGCAGCCAGTTGCCACTTACTATTATTTGTATTATATACAAATCCATAAATATCCCACTTGCTATTACCCGAGGTAGTTGTAGGTAAAGCTAAATCGGTAGAGCCTTGAAATATAGCTCCCCAACTTAGTGTTTGTGCAAATGTAGATTGAATTCGATAAATTAATTTTTGAGCATTTAATGGCGTTCCTGTTGGATTACTAATTGTTAAAGTACCTATAGCTCCAGTCATAATCATTTCAGTTACGTCATAATTATCACCATTTACAGACCAAGTAGTTGAACTGCTAGCAGTTTCTACTCTTGATTGAATACGCTTATTAGATAATGTTTGTATTGCGGCAGCGTCTATGCCTGAAGGCGTAATACTTAAAGACATATCAATCCTTATTTGTAAGTTACATCAAACCAGCAATCAGATGCACTAATTGTCTTTGTTGGACCGGTTGAAGAGTTACATATCACAATACCAGTAGAAAATGGTCGTCCATAAACTCCAAGATCGTATGCAAAGTTACTTGTTCCAGGAACATAGAACATAACCTTTGGCGCTACTCCATCTGATGGAAGAGATGCTGCATCATGTATTTGAATAAACTGGGCTGTAGACTTTGAATTATATCCAGTAATTGTATACAACTGACCTGCTGATGCCTTAACTACTAAAGATGCTGCATATGTAGTTGTAGTTGCAGTACTTATTGAGTTTGTAGTTGCTGGTGTAACTTCAACCGCACCTACAATAACACCAGAGTTAGCTGCAAGCTTACCAATTGCATTTGT